CCGCTTCCAACAAGTCGCTGACTTAAGCCGGATGGTGCATAACAGCTTGGCGTTTGGGCACTTAAGCCAAGTACAGGAGAGCAAGGCTCATGCTTTGGTCAAAACCGCCTCGGGTGAGTTTATGAGTCCTTTATTGCCAGTGCTGAATCGTCTGGCGCCTAGCGTAGGTGAGGCCTGCTTATTGATTGCCCCACAAGGTAAACCCGAGCAAGGCGTGTTGCTGTGTTTGGGGCGTGATATGGCCTTACAAGCTAAGTTAGCTCAGCTTGAACAACGCCTGGCTATGCTGGAGCAAAGCTGATGGTGAAGGCTCAACAACAAGGCATGCAAGCTCAGACGGGGCGCTTAATCACTGGAGTAGAACACCTCGAACAGTCAATTACTGACATTTTACTGACTCCGATTGGATCACGAGTGATGCGTCGGAATTACGGCAGCCGCTTATTTACATTGCTCGATTTACCGCTTAATCCGCACACAGTATTGCAATGGACTGCCGCCATTGCGGATACACTGGAGCGCTGGGAACCCCGCTTTAAATTACAACAAGTGACCCCGCGCTTGCGAAGCCAAAGCGAGGCCGCGCACGGAAAATGGTGGGTGGAATTAGCAGGAGAATATCTAGGCTCAACGGTAAAACTAGGGGTGGCGCTATGATCGACCAACCTTATCATGACAAGGATTTAAGCCAGTTACCGGCGCCTGAAGTTTTAAAAAAACTGAGCTACGAGGCGCTCATCACTGAGCGTAAACAGACCCTCAACGGACTGCGTCCCTTAGTTCTTATCGATGGTCAGCCAGTGTTGAAGCAGGCCACGCTGATCCAAACTGACACGGAAAGCTACTGGAAAATCCCTGCCGATCAAGAAGCGGGACTGTATTACTTAGACCTGTCGTCTGACCCGGCGACGCGGATTATCGAGGCCGATACCTATGGAGAGCTATTGTTGCATAATGCCCATAATCAATTGGCCAAAGACTTTCTGATTGCTTATGCCACTGGCGCTAACTTAGATCATTTAGCGGCTAACTATGGCGTTTCACGCCTCGTCATTAGCCCTGCGACTACCAACCTTGCCGCCGTTTTAGAATCGGATGCCGCTTTGCGCAAACGCACACTGCTAATGATCGAAAACTATGCGCGGGGCGGTAGTATGGGCTGGTATTTGTTTAATACGCTGTCCGCCTCTGGTCTTGTCAAAGATGCGGCGGTCATCTCCCCCAATCCCTGCGAGATTGTGATTAGTGTGCTCTCACATGAGCGGGATGGCACGGCTACACCAGATCTATTAGCGGCTGTCGAGGACTATATTCACAGCCGTTATACCCGTGTTCTGGGTGATTTAGTGACGGTGCAAAGTGCCGAGATACTGCATTATGAACTCACTGCTGAAGTAGCGTATTACCCCGGCCCCTCGTCCGCCGCCGTCAAAGCCGCCATTGAAACGGCATGGATGAACTACCGCAGTCAATCTGAGCGCATTGGCCACGGCATCCATCGCTCAGCGATAGATGCCGCTTTACATCAACCGGGCGTTTATCGTGCCAGCATTCAAACACCCGCAAATTTGCCCCTCGCGGTCGGGGTAATGCAAGCGCCGTATTGTGACTCGTTTACCTTAGTCGAGGCCACGCTATGAGCTGCGAATTTAGAACTTTATTACCCCATCCCAGTGCCGCTGAATTGGCGCTGGAAGAAGAAATGGCGCAAAAGTATTGCCGCCGCCTCAATCCGCAAACGATCAAAGCTTTACATGATCCGTGGACCTGCCCACTGGAGTTTTTACCATGGCTCGCTTATGCCTACTCAGTCGATACTTGGAATGATGTTTGGCCAGAAGCCACTAAACGCGCGGTCGTTGCGAATAGTATTGCAGTGCACACTCACAAAGGAACGCGCGGCGGGGTAGAAGATGCGTTGCTAGCGTTGGGTGTAAAGGTCGAGATCAAAGAATGGTGGCAGCAAGAGCCACAGGGCGAGCACGGAACGATGGAGGTAACGCTCTGGATTAACACGACTCTAATCCCTGACGCGAGCATGATTATCGGCCCGACTACGGTCCGTGACCTTATCGAGCAACTCAATAACAGCAAGCGCGCCAGCATTCACTACACCCTTAAACTAGCGGTTGCTGCCTCTCCTGTGACGGCAGGGCTAGGCATGAGCGCACAAATGATGGCACTCCAGCGCACTCAGGCAGCGCAAAATAGCACACAAACCCATGCACAGCCTGCCCAAATGGGCATGGGGCTGTCGGGGCAATTAATTACTTTACAAAAAATAGATGCTACTCCTAGCCATATCGAATCAAACCCACTGCCCACTGTGTGGTGTTTAGGCATGAGCACGCAGCTAACTACCCTCCATCGACTGGAGCTAACACTATGATCAATATCCAACCTTATGCCACTGTGCTAGGGCTACAACGCGCACTCGGTGTTACCCCCGGCGTGAGCATCCCCATCAAATACATTCGAGTGGGCAAAGGTTTTCAGGCCATCCAGCTCGATGACGCAGGACGAGCAACAACCGAAAACCTAGCTGACCCCGTTGGCTATGTCGAAATCCTTAATGCCCGAAAAATTACGCCCTACCAATGGCAGTGTGTGATTGATCTAAAAGAACTTCACAGTGGGGAGGATTTTAATTTCAGCGAGTTTGCCATCTGCGACGCTGATCAGCAGACGATAGCCATCTACGGACACCCGACACAGGCGCTCTATGCAGTGACCGCCGTGCTCGACAACGCGCTGCTCGCAGTCAATATCGTATTAGCAACCTTGCCCGCGAATAGCATTGAGATTATCCATCGCCATTTGCCGCTAGAGATGTTCCTGACGCGGGAACTACTGACGCTGAATAACGCAGTGGGTGCAATGTCAGCCCATTTTATTCAACAAAACCAAGACTTGCAGTCAATCAACGCACGATTGACTGCCCTTGAAAATTAACCGGAGGGACGTATGAGCGGCACATCCGAACAACAATACTACGAGGATTTACGAGCGAGTACCCAGCAGCATGTCGATGCGGCGAATTTTTGGCGGGGGGAATCGGGGCGACATGAAGCGGCTCGAATTAATTTAACAACGACAATTGATAACTCGCTCAATGATTTAAATAAAAAACTCGTAGATCGTGTCCTATTGCGTTATGACAATGCAAGGGTTTTTGCAAAATCAAAATACATGCCCGCCGGATATAATGACGGCGGTAGTAGTCAGTCGCCGTGGTTTTTAGTAGACGCTTTAGCGACCGGAGAAACAACTTACACAGCAGCGGAATACACGCTCGCCATTGCCGATTTTCATTCAGTGTATTCATACCATCCGGGCACGTACAACACGCCTCAGTACTCCGTTGATAAATCAATGAGTGTGATGGAGTTTGTTTTTGCTAATCACGAATCTACGTCTGAGGAGATTGACAGTAGATTGGCGGCTGGTCAAATCAATTTGATCCGGCAGGGGGGCTGGTGGGCGGCAGCATGGCGCGGCTACATGCCGATATTAAAAACTAATCATCATGCTTACAGTGCTCTGTTTGTGCGTTTCATCAACACGCCTGTCGTGGCTGGTGCTACCGCACAGTCGATTGCGGGATTCGGCGGCGATTGTAGTTTTCGGCTAAATCAAATCACAATTTTTAATCAATTCAACTACAAGGATTTAGTGCAATGATTATTGATACTAATTTGATTGAGCAGCCATCGGCTAAGGATATTAGTGATTATGTCAAAAACATTGAGTTGCAAAAAACACGCGAATCAATTGCTGAGATTGCAGATATGCCAAGTCTCCTCGGAAAAACCGCCAACGCACTCTCTGCGACTCTAAATATCCAAATGCAAATTTTCAAAAATTTGGCAACAGCACAAACGCTAGCCGACGTCCGTGCAGCAGTAGCGCCCGCACTACCTCTGATGCAGCGAGTGCAGGGGATGCTGGAGCGCGGGGAATTGCTTACTGTGCAGCATGCACAGCAGCAAACAGATGAGGATGCTGTTGTGGAGGCGCTGCTAGCAATGACAGAGGTAGCGAAAATAATCAGAGAGCAGAGCACTCAATCAAACTAGTACACACCGTTTCGTTTACCCGCCGTGATGGCGGACTTGTCCAATACAGGAGGCAGTTATGCCAACGATTGATGATTTTTTTCATGGGCCACTGATTGAAGAGGCTCAAAATACGCCGACTAGTGCTAGCTCACCGGCAACCACGCCCATTGGTTTCGTCGCCATTGCAGATGATGCCGATGTGTCCGCTTTCCCAGAGCTTGCGGTCGCACGCGCGACGCCAGCACTCGTAGCACAAGCGGGTAGCACCGGCACTTTAGCCAGCACGCTCCACGCTATTTATGGCCAAGGCATTGTGCCTGAGGTCTTTGTGGTGCGCGTGCCGAGTAGTACGGATGTCACCGAGCAGCAAGCGTATGTGGCTGAAGGTGCGAGTTTATTAGCGACCACCCAAAGCCAGTTTGATCTCACACCGGAAATTCTGGGTGCACCTGGCTTAGATGACAGTCATGAAGTGCTGACTGCGCTCTTAGAGGTTGCGGATCGCGTGGGTGGCTTTGTGTATGCGGCTAACCGTGGTGCGACCCGAGCTGAGCTGCTGGCGCTACGCAATTTATACGCTCATAAGCGTTTAATGCTGATCTGGCCTGAGTTCAAACGTGGGGATGCAGTCGTGCACGCCACGGCAGTGGCTTTAGGTTTACGCTCCAAAATCGATGCAGATAATGCCCTCGGTGGGCGTGCCAAAACCCTCTCGAATGTGGCGCTGGCAGAAAGCTTTGCCAGTGATCTGCGCGTGAGCACACCCGTGGACTACTTTGGCCGCGAAAGCACCGGCAATTTCCTGAATGCGAGCCACATTACCACCCTGCGCCGTGAGCAAGGCGTGCGCTTTTGGGGGAATCGTACCACCGCCACCGATCCACGCTGGCATTACGAGTCTGCGGTGCGGATGGCGGATTACATCGCCAAGCGCATTCATGTGCATGAGTTTGCCCGAACCGATGGTTTGATCTCGCAGCAATTGATTGATCACCGTATTGAAATGATCCAGCTCGAAATTGATGCGCTGGTGAAGGCGGGGCAGCTGCTAAAAGGCTCACGGGTGATGAAACACCCCACTCGCAATAGCACCGAAGCCTTGGGCGAGGGTAAGTCATGGCTGTATGTCGACTTTACTGTGCCACCACCCAATGAGCAGCCGGGGATTGTTTTGCGGATCACGCAGGATTATTTGATTAATTTATTGGGCTAAGGGGCAAGGTATGACGATGCAATTACCACCTGTTCTCAAAAACATGAAGGTGTATGAGAACGGAACTGAGTTTATTGGGGCTGGCGATGTGCAATTGCCGAGCCTCAAGCTCAAAGTAGAAAAAGACCGCCAGCCAGGGCAACAAGGGCCGGTGGAGTACTCGATGCATGTGCTCGAAGAGGTGTTGGTCATCAATATCACCTCTAGCGAATTGCGAGCCAGCGTATTGGGTGGTTTTGATGGTCAATGCCAAGGCTTGCGCACGCTGAATCTGCGGCAAATTTATAAGAACTTAGAGAACTGTGAAAACGGCAAACACAATATTGTCGCGGTCGGTTTTTTCAAAGAGCTGGATTTTGGTGCGGTCAAGTTGGGTGAAAAGCGCCAAATTAAATACGCCTTTAGCTGCCATAAATTCCGTTACGAAATTAATGGCACCGTGATTTTTGACTATGACGTCAATGTCATTAAAGACCCTGAGGAGCGCAGCTTCTTAGGCTAAGTTTCATTGCAAGCGTGGCACAGCGTATGCCACTGCGTCTGAAGTTCAGCCCGCTCTCGGGTGGGCTGCTTTTTCAGGCTTTCGGAATAATTTATTAGGATCTAACACCATGACTTCAGACAATCAGGTAGATAACACTCTCACAGCACCCACTAGCAGCGGTGAGGTGATTGATTTGGCTAGCGCCAAATTGCAGAACGATAAAAAGCGCTATCGCTTAGAGTTTCCGATTCATACAGAGCAGGGCGAGCTTAGCGAGCTATGGTTACGTCGTCCTACGGTACGCGACAAGCAAGTGGCGGAATGGCAGTCCGATGATAATTCACCGTATGAGGTGACCTTGCGTTTACTGGCGGCGATTACAGAGCAGCCGCTGGAGGTGATTGAAGAGTTGGATGCTGAACTCGATATGGTCGAAATGCTGAGTGTGCTGAATAAGTCTTTTAAGGATAAGCCAAGCATTGACGGCAACACGCTGATCTTAAAATACCCGATTGTGATTAACGGTAAGACGATTGATCGGCTCACCCTACAACGTCCCAAGGCCAAAGATGCCTTGCAATTCAAGGACGAGAAAGTCAGCGATGGTATGGCGCGCTTGGTCGGTTATCGCATCGAAGACTTGCTGGGGATGGATTTGCTCACCGATTGGTTGGGCTTGGAGCAAGTGTTCAATACCTTTCGCAAGAAGCAGCCTCAACGTAAATAAAGCTGATTTACGGCGCTTAATCTTGATCTTAGCTTCACATGCGCATGGCAGTTTTTTGGAGATTTGCGAGCTGGAAATTTCCGAAATATTGGAATGGATTGAAGCGATTCCCCAACAATAAGAGCAAACGGGACAATGGCCGATAGCAAATTAATCTTAGAAATAGGTGCACGCCTTGGCGCTGACTTTGCTACGGCCTTTTCCTCCGCGCAAGCCAAAATCAATGCGTTGGGGGAGGAGCTTTCGGAGTTAAAGCGTAAGCAAGCGCTGCTCAAAAAGTTTGAGATCGACACGCAAAATGTGGAAACCGCCAAACAGCGCTTAGAAGCAGCTCGGCAAAAAGTGGATGAACTGCGCCAAGCCGCTGCGAATAACTCGACCAGCCAGTTAAGCAAACAACTGGCTGCTGCCGAACGTGAGGCTGAAAAGCTCAATACGGCATTGGGTAAAACCGAAGAGCGTCTTCAGCGCAGCAAAGAGCGCATGGAGTCGGCGGGCTTGAGTGCTGAAAACACAGGGCAACAACTCGAACAGCTTGCTAAGCAAGCCGAAAAAGTGGAAAGGGCTATCGCAGCTAAAGGGGCTGCGATGGAGCGCAATGATCACTTGATGGGTAAGTTCAAATTGTCAGTGCTTGACGTGGCTGAAGCTCATTCGGGCTTATCCGCTAAGCTCTTGGCCACGAAATCAGCGGTTGCTGTTTTATCAGCGGCGGTGGCGGGTGCAGTGCCGGTAATGGGGCAAATGGCGGCGGTCGCAGGCTTGGCGTTTGGTACGGCCTTATCCACGGCTAATGTGGCGGCAGTCTCGAAAGAGCTGGAAAATCTGCATCGCTCCACCGAAGTCAGCAAGCAATCACTCCAAGGCTGGCGTTTAGCGGCGCGGTTCGAAGGCATTGAAGCCGAAATGAATGAATTTGGCGATATGTCCAAAGTCTTTGAAAAGCTCAATACTTCAGTCAAATCCTTAGGCACAGAGGATGGCAAAGCCTTTGCAGGGTCGATGCAAAGTATTGGCTTATCGGTGGATGAGTTAAAAGGTAAAAAGGCCGATGAAGCTCTGCTGCTGATTGGCGATGCGCTCTCTAAAAGTAAACTCACGGATGCACAGAAAAGTAGCGTGCTGGCGGGGATCTCGGATGATGCTGCCCATCTGCTGCCTTTACTCGAAAAGAGTGGGCAAAAGTTTAATGAAATTATGCACTATGCCACTGCGGTGGGGGCTATTCAAACTGATGCACAGCTCGCGGCGATGCAGCAGACCAACACCGAGTTATCCTATTTTAAGGTCGGCTTAGAGGGCGTGCAGACGCAGTTATCAGCAGTCGGCGCGAATGTCGTCAACACCCTTGGGCCTAATATTCGCCAGCTCTTCATCGATGCCCAAGCACCGCTTGCAGCTTGGTCAGCAGCGGTGGATACCAGCCTCAAAACTTTCAAAGCCGATTTAGAGAGTGGAGGCTGGGGTGTGGCTTTCAATAATCTATTTAAAAGCGCCTACCCCACGCTGCATCAGTTTGTCTCCAGCGCCGCTGACTTTGGGCGGGGTTATGGACAAGGTTTTATTGGCCCGATGCTAGCGGAATTGAAAAAGGGCTATGCAGAAATTAGCACGGTACTCGCGGGCGCTGGTGGTGCTGAACACTTAGGGAATAGCATGGGTGAAGCCATGCAGCCGGTGATTAGTATCGTGCACAATGTCGTCGGTGCGGTGAAGCTCTTAATTGCAAATTGGGACACGCTCAAAACGGTGGCTGCGTTTACGCCCGTGGGTTTTGTCGTTTCACACTGGGAAGCTGTGGTGTCTGTTTTCAGTGCAGCGGGTAATGGCATTCGTAAAGTGGGGGAAGCCTTGGGCTTGCTGAATCCGGCGACGACTGCTTCCGCTTCGGGGGTGCAGATTTTCTTAGCCACGTTGGGTGGTTTATTGGCGGCGAGTGCCTCCACTAAATTAGCGCTCGGTTTGGTCGGGGCTGCGATTAGTACCTTTTCGTTTGCTTTAGGCCCGTTAGTGAGCGCCTTGGGGATTGCGGCTACTGCCTTTAGGATTCTAGGCATGGCGGCGATCGCTAATCCAGTGGGTGCTGCGGTGGCAGCGATTGCAGCCGGTGCAGTGCTGATTTACACCCATTGGGACAAAATAGCCGCTTGGTGGAATGGCTTATGGACTGGCATCAAAGCGACGGTGAGCAGTGCTTGGGCGGGCATTAAGTCCGCTGTACTTGATAGCAGCCTAGCTCAAGGTATTTCGAAGACTTGGACTGAAGTCAGCACGAGTGTGAGTGGCGCTTGGGGCAGCATCAAACAAAGTGCGGCGAGTGCTTGGGCTGCGATGTTGCCTACGGTCAGTGCGGGCTTAAATAGCTTTCGCCAAGCGCATGTGGTGGCGTTTGAGGCAGTCAAAACCATTTTTACGGGTGCATGGACTGCTTTAAAAACCATTGTCAGCACCGGTTGGGCAGGGATCAAAGCCATTATTCAGGTGGGTACACAAGCATTACAAGGTGATTTTGCAGGCGCTTGGAAAACGATCAAAACCGGCGTTGCTAATTTCATCGCGGACGTGTTGGCGGCTTTGCGTCATAGCGTGGGTAATTTTGCGAGCATCGGCAAGGACATGCTCTCAGGATTGGCGCGCGGCATTGCTGAGGGAGCAGCCGCTGCGGTTAGTCAAGCGAAGGCGGTGGCGGGCGATGTTTATAGCAGTGTGAAAGGCTTTTTCCAGATCCACTCGCCCTCGCGCTTAATGGCAGGCTTAGGGATTGAAGTCTCTACGGGCTTAGCGGTAGGGATTGAAGGCGCTGGGGGCAAGGCGGTGCAAGCGGCTACGACCGTGGCAGTGACGGTGAGTGAGCAGTTTAAGAGTCTGGCTGGGGATATGAATAAAGCACTCACCGACTCGTTCATGGCACTCGATTTTAGCCATTTAGGGCAGAGTTTGACGGGGCTATTTAAGCAGCATGTGGTGCAGCCCATTTTATCGAATGCGCTCAAGCCGCTGAGTGATGGACTGAGTACGGCATTTAGTGGCTTATCCAAAACACTCAGCAGCTCTATCGGTGGACTGTTTGGCGGCTTGGGTGGCTTATTGGGAGGTGGTTTAGGCTCACTGCTTGGCGGTGGCTTAATCGCGGGCATTGGTACGCTGATCAAAGGTTTATTCAAGAAAGAGGGCAACTTGGTGTTTAGCCAAGGGATGCAATCAGGGCAACAGCTCACAGGCCAAGGCGGGCATGCGGGTAAGGAACATTGGCGGCAGACGGATTTAGGTTTGATTGGCGCCACCGATCACTCCAATAAGATTGGTCGCCAGCAGGGTTTCGTGCCTGAGTTTCATAAAATGCTCGACTCGATGGCTGCTTTAGACGCGATGATTGCTCAGACGATCCCGAATAGCGTTGGCAAAATCAAAGCCGCTTTAAGCGGCTTAGAAACGAAAGGCTTCTCCACTGCCGAGCTGCTCAAGCAACGCTATCAAACCGTCTTTGCTGCACTGCCGGAAGAATTGCAAAAGGCGATGGCTAGCGGTCGGGATATGACTCAGCTCACCGCCGAAGAAATTATTGCTGAGTTTGCGAAGTTATCAGAGGTGGCGCAGTCAGGGCTGGTGACGAGTTTACAGGCGCTGCATTTGAATTTGGGACAGACGAACGATTCAGCGTTAGCGGCTGCGCTGGGTTTGACTAATCTCATGGGCGGCATCGATCAAGTGAAAGCCGCGAATGACTTGTTCTATCAAGAATTTTTCAGTGAAGAAGAGCGCAAGCAAGCCACGCTCAAACAAGCTTCCATCGCGGTCGCGGAGTGGAATAAAAGCCTTGGTTTGAGTGGGAAAGAAGCCATCACGAGCCACGAAGCTTTTAAAAAATACGCGCTGGGCTTGGATTTGACGACCGAAGCAGGGCGAAAAGCCTATGCGGAAGCGATCAAAGTGGCGGGTTCTTTGGATGCGGTGGCGGATGCGGCGAAGGTGGAGCAGCAGGCTAGGGCGGCGTTACGGGCTGAAATCGTGCAGTTGCTGCCGCAGTTGCGCATGCATGGCTTGCAGCTGGGTGGAACACGCACCGAAGCGATCAAAGCCACGGAGGGTTTAGCCACGCTGATGGGTGGGATGGAGCAGCTGAAAAGCGCGAGCCAAATCTATTACAACGAATTTTTTAGTGCTAAAGAAAAAGAGCAAATGACGCTGGCCAACTCAGCGGCGCAAGTGGCTTTGCTCAATCGGCAGTTAGGCTTAACGGGTGAAGCGGCGTTAGATAGCCAAGCGGAAGTGCGCAAGTATGTGGAAAGCCTTGATTTAAGCAAGGCGGCTGACCGTGAAAAGTATGCAGCGATTATGAAGGTAATCGGGGCGCTGGATGCGGTGGGCGATAGTGGCAAGTCCTTAGATAAGATCATGAAGGACTTACCACCGGAGTTATTAAAACAAGCCTTGGCGCAGGCTAAGCTCGCCGATGAAGCGGATAAAGCGCAGAGGAAAACCGGCGATGCGGTGGACAGTGCCACTAAGAAAATGACTGCACTCGGTACTGAGGCGGGCAAACTGGTCAAGCCGATTACTGAGGCCGCGAGCAGTGCCAGCAACGCAGCCAGTCATGTGAACCTGATGAAAACGGCGATCGGTAGCTTGTCCACGGTCTTGGTTACGGCTGCGGGGCAAATTCAAGCGGCGGCGGGCAAGGCAAGCTCGAGCACGACGCAGAGCAGCACCAGCACCAGCACCACTAGCAGCTCTAACAAAGCTAAAGCCGATGGCTCGCATGCGCTCGGTTTGCGTAGCGTGCCGTTTGATGGTTATCGGGCTATCTTGCATCAAGGTGAGGCGGTGATTCCGGCGCGGGATGCGGCCTTATTACGGGCAGGTTTGCCGGTGCGGATGGATAGCAGCACGCAGCTGCTGGCTTTGAAAGCGGCGAATGATGAAACCGAAACTGCGTTACCGGCAGGGGTGACGGCGCTCCCGCAGCGGGTGAGCCAAGCGCTGAATCGGGTGCAAAGCCAAACTTCAGTCGAGGTGAATGCGGCGAGCAGCGCACCGATTAATATCACCATTCATGCCGCCGCTGGGCAAGATGCGAGTCAAATTGCGGCGGAAGTGGAGCGGGTGCTGCGGCGTTTACAGGATCAACAAGCGCGGCAATGGCGCGCGCAACATCGAGATGGAGTGAGCTGATGCAAGTAGCCTTTGGGAATCAGTTTATTTTCAGTGTGCAAACGCTGCTATTTACTGAGCTGCAATTGCAAAGCCAGCAACGCTACGCCCGCCAAGAGCGTTTGGGGCAACGTCCGGTCTTGCAGAATTTGGGGCCGGATACGGATACCGCGCAGTTACCCGGGGTGCTGTTTGTGGATTGGTTGGGCGATCCCAAAAGTTTGGAGGATCTATACGCCTTGAAAGAGCAGGGTGAGCCGCAAGCCTTGTGGACGGTGAAGCAGGGCGTGGGTGTGCCGTATGTGGCGGGGCGCTGGGTGATTGAGGGGATTAGTGAAAAGCGCTCAGAGCTGGGGAAGGACGGGCAGGCGTTTAAAATCGAATGGACGCTCAATTTATTGAGGTATGACTAAATGCGCGTTTACAGCACGCAAGCGGGCGATGTACTGGATGCGCTGTGCGCTGCGGAATATGGCAGCGAGCAGGGCACGCTGGAGCAAGTATTAGCGGCGAATCCACGGTTGGCTGAGCAGCCCGCCGTCTTGCCGGAGGGCGTGCTGATTGTGTTCCCGAACCTTGCCAAGCCCTCGCCCATTGTGGCGCAAGTGCAGCTCTGGGATTAGCGATGCAGCCCATTTTTAAGCTGATGGCCGACGACCATGATCTGAGCGCACTGTTACAAGGCTACTTGCTGGAGCTGAGCCTGACCGATAGTGTGGGCTTTGATTCGGATACCTTGGATCTCACTTTAAGCAATCCGCGAGGGGTGATTGCCCGCCCACGGCGCGGTGTGCGCTTGCAGTGTTGGCTGGGGTTTAAGACCGCGCAGGGTGGGGAGCAGCTGTATTACAAAGGCGCGTTTTATGTGGATGAACTCACGGAGTCGAGCGCACCGGAGCAATTGAGTATTCACGCGAAGTCGGCGGATATGCTGAGCAGTGCCAAGGTCTTGCGCACCCGCTCGTTTGAAGCGACGACGGTGGGCGCTGTGTTGGAGCTGATCGCAGCGGAAGAAGGCTGGCAACTGGCTATCAGCGCAGCGTTTAGAAACCGCGCGCTGCCGTGGCTATTGCAGCAGGATGAATCGAATCTGGCGCTGCTCACGCGACTGGGTACGCAATATGGCGCGGTGGCCACCGTGAAAAATAATCGTTTGGTGTTTGTGGAGCAGGGCAGTATGACCACTGCTTCTGGGCAAGCAATGCCGAAGCTAGTGATTAAGGCTGCGGATTGCAGTGGATGGACGTATCAGGAGCTGGGGCGGGGTGAATACAGCGGTGCACTCGCGCAATGGCGGGATAGTGAGGGGAATAGCGGGCAGGTGCAGACCGGCACAGCGGCGGTACCGTGGGTGATGAGAACGCTGTTTGATAGCGAAGCGCAAGCGAATGAGGGTGCACAAGCTGAACTGAAGCGCTTAAAGGGTGAGAGCAATAGTTTGAGCCTGAATTTGGCGCAGGCTGATCCGGCGCTGTGTGCGGAGGCACAGATTGAAGCGCAAGGTTTTCGGGCGTATATCGATGCGCAACCGTGGGTGGCCAAGTCGGTGAGCTTGACGCTCTCGGCGAGCAGCGGCTTGAGTGCGTCGGTCGACTGTGTAAGGTCTTCTTCTTAATTTCTTAATCCCCTCTAAAACGGGGAAGCATTCAAACGTTGAATTTAAAGAAATATCGACAGAGGACTCTGTTGTCTTAATCCCCTCTAAAAGGGGGAAGCATTCAAACACCATGAATGAATTAATAGCCAATCCTTTTGGCGTCTTAATCCCCTCTAAAACGGGGAAGCATTCAAACGGTGCTGATCTATGAACTTCGTAACGCGGGCTGGTCTTAATCCCCTCTAAAACGGGGAAGCATTCAAACTATGAAAAATTTAAAAATAAAGAACTTTACAAAGTCTTAATCCCCTCTAAAACGGGGAAGCATTCAAACTGCTGTAAATTTTTCAGTTTACGGTGAGGTAAAGTCTTAATCCCCTCTAAAACGGGGAAGCATTCAAACTTCTACGCGCCAATGAGCTTACACCCGCCGCTCGTCTTAATCCCCTCTAAAACGGGGAAGCATTCAAACCATCTGAATCAGACGATTATATTCAATTTAGTAAGTCTTAATCCCCTCTAAAACGGGGAAGCATTCAAACCGCTCGTGGCTGGCGAAGCTTTTAAATCAATCACTTACAGAGGCCCTTAGCAGGAAATGCGCTGGCTAAAAAGTTGCCTTGAGAAATTTTTAAGCAATCTACAGTTCAATTGTTAAAAAACCACTCGCTTTAGCTGAGCCAGTGCGCTTTAGTTTACGCAATTTTTGCGCAAAAACCAGCCTTTTTTCCCCGCTACTGAAAGGCTTGACTCATCGTTCTAAAACGCCTACTTTATTTGCATAAGGCAAAAAACCTTATCGGGATTGGAACCCCGCCAAGTTATCGAGCGTACAAACCACGCTTAAGTGGTTTTTTTGTGCCTGCAATAAACTATTGCCAGCGCAAAATGTCCCTTATGTGGGCCTGTACGGGGCAACCTTCGGGTTGGCCGGTTCTCGATAGCCGGTAGTTCCAACCTCGTACAGCGCCCGCACCTCTGATTGGAACCAGATTGCGGGTAGTTCAACTCACTTATCGAGACTACTCACATGACTACTTTACCTGCCCTTACCCAACCCGAACTTACCGTCATTGATGGCATTGCCTTCTGCACTAGTCTGCAAGTCGCCGAACACTTCGATAAAACACATGCCAATGTATTGAAAGATATTGAACGAACGATTGAGCAAGTGCTTGAAAACTCCGAGGAAGTAAAATCTTACTCCACCGAAAACCTCTTCCAAAAAGC